GCCTCTCTCAAGGCCGCCGAGCCCTGCAAGTAAGGCCGTGTCCGCCGCGCCGAGCTGCTGTGTAGCTTGGCCCAAGGCCCCGTATTGCTGCCCAAGTTGGCCCATTTGCCCACCTAGCTGACCAAGTGCCTGGCCTTTGCTGATATCCACGCCGGCCTGCTGCGCGGTTAGGCCGCCGATTCCTTCTCCAAGACTGCCGAACTGCATGCCCGCCTGCCCTAGCGCCTGACCCGCGGCCAGTTGCCTGCCCTGTTGTTGCTCGAATCCTTGCATCGACGCGGCTTGGGACTGTTGATAGTTATTGGCGTAATCCTGCATGATTTTCTGCTGCATCAAGTCTTGCACGCCACGATCAAACTCTGCACGCTGGACACCTTCTCGTGTGCCGCCGAACGCGCCTGCACTCACTGCTTGGGCCGCGTTTCCTTGGCGTGTAATGTCCGCTTGTCGCTGCATCTCACCGAGAGCGTTTTTTGTGACGTTTTCTTGATAGGGGTTCATGTAGGAGGAAGATTGATTCGGGTTATAGGCCTGTGCCGACCCTTTAATTCCGCCTATCCCTTGTCCGAGGATAGGGACAGCTCGTCCCAGCATATCTTGAGCTGCTTGATATTGGTCTGTTGTGTCTACCGCGCCTGCTGCCAAAGCGCCTCGCTGAGTCAGGTCCATGCCCTGGCTAACGCCCTGGGAAGCAGCCTGTATGTAAGGCTCAAAAGAACCCACGCCCTGCTTGGCAAAATCCATCGCCTGCTGTTCAGTCCCAGACATCCCCGCCGCTTCTACAAAAGGAAGGTCCATCGGCTCGTTATATAGGCGATAGCTCTCCGCTAGAATCTGCTTTTTCCGCGCCTCAATCTCAGGGGCCTCACGGATATACTGGGTTTGGTACGTCATGTCCACCATGGTTATCTTGCCTCCAGTTTCTTCATAAGAGCGTACATTTTCTTCGCCCCTTTGCGCCGTGATCCGTCGCCCATGTTCCTAACCGCTTTGGCCGTAAAGACGAACTCACCATCTGAGAGCATTGCCGGCACGTCATCGCTTGTGCCAGTGCCTGGTCCGTTAATAGGCCCATCCATTTCAGGAAAGTGCTGACTCGCCACGCCTCGTGAGTCACTGCCGTGTGCTGCTGCGTAAACCGGAGGAGGATCGTAGGTCTGATAAGTAGTGCCACTTATGGGTCTGACGCCGCCAAACCGCAAGCGGTAGAGCTCTGGATTCGCATCGATAAGCGCTTGAGCAGGATCATCCATCATTCCGCCATAGCCCTCTGGGATACCAGGGGACTCTGAGCCAAATCCTCCTGCAAGACCCATAACACCAAGACCTGTGGCTGCGAGCGGACCAAACTGAGAGACTATGTTGTCTGCGCCAGCGGCTTTTCTTGCGGAAGGAGAGATGAAATCATAGGCCTGTCTACCGGCGCCTTTAAGTCCCTCAACGAAACCTATTCCGTCCTGTTTGCCAGGGGTTAAAGCGCCTTTTATATTCTGTGCGAAAGTAGTAGGTACTGTGCTTGCGGAGCTACTACTTGAGCCAGTGAGGCCTGCGATACCTTGGGGCGCGCCCCTGGGAATAGGTGCCCCTGTTGAGAGACTGAACCCTGGGCCGGTATTTAAAGCCGCCTGATTGACATTGCCTGGTATGGTTGCAACAGGACGAGGGACAAAAGTATTAGCAGGACCTGCTGCCGTGATAGGCCCTGGCGCCGCAAACCCTTGGTTAGCCGGGATACTTTGCGGCGTTCTCAAAAGAGCATTAGGGTCGGTCACAGGAAGAGAAGCTGTAGTCGAAGTGCCAGGCCCAGGAAGTCCGGTGACCGGATTTGTCGTCGTGCCAGAGCCTAATTTAAATCCTTCCTGTGCTATGGAAGAGGCGTCAGGAACTAAAGGAGAGGCCTCAGAGACTAAAGAAGAGGCCGCTTGTTTAGAGGCCTCTTCAGCCGCGGTCTTTGCTGCACGTTGTGTAGCTCCCGTAAGATCCGCTCCTGATCCAAAAGTATTAGACGCGCCCTGTAGAGCACCTGCTGTGATTCCGCCAATAGCACCCGCTTTGAGCGAGTCTTTAAGACTTTCTCCTGCAGCCAGAGAACTTCCTGTTCCGGCAACAAAACCAGATACGGCTGTTGCAGCCATTCCACCTGCCTGTAAGCCCATAAACTGAGCGGCCATAGGGCCGGCGAACATAAACAAGGCCGTGCCGATAATAATCTTACCGATCGTAGATCGTGCAAATTTCTTGACTGCTCGGCCTATTTTACTAAATATTTTCTTTAATGAGAAAAACTCAGGCAAGCCTGTTCTGGGGTTAATCGTGCCGGCGCCGCCCCTATCTTTGAGCATTCTCATCTCTTCAGGCGTGACGTGAGCAAGCATCGTGTCGCCGTTCCGACCAAGACTCGCTATACCGCCGTGGGCAAAGCCCTGTGGTGCTCTTGCTGATTCACCGCTAGTGGCTCGGATTTCATCCAATGCAATACTTAGAGCGCCAAAGAACTCAGGATCAAAGGCTTCAGGCAGTAGCTCTTCGGACATGTCCCGTGTGAGGTAATGTGAGCGGATCTCCGCATAACGCTCTGGCGAAGTTAATATTTCATCGACCATGTCGTCGAGGGCATCGAGCACTTCTGCAGGTAGGTCCAGGTCGCGCAGCTCTGATTTGAACTCGGCCACGGCCATCGGATCAGCTTCCGCTGCCGCAGATAGAAGGGTTTCGTTGATTTCAGAGGGGGAGACTTCTTGTCTTATCTGCTCAAAAGCAGCAAAGTCTTCTATTGTAGGGGCAGGCATACCGCCCGGCATCGCTTCGGCCATGATTTACGTCCTTTATTTGATGGGGACCACACAGGGTCGCGCGCCAGAGACGCGGAATAACGCCAATTATGGCGACTTAATTAGTTTCTATCAACCTCTAAATATGAGAGGTAAAAAGTGGTATCTGCTTGTGTTGACGTAACTTTTAAGACGTTGGCCTCTTCCAAAATACACGGTATGCCATTGAACACATCGACTGTCGCATCCGCTGCCAGAGCCTGCGCTTTGTATAGATAGTTAGCAGTGGCGCTACCGGCATTATTCTGGACAACAGTAATGTCTGCAGAAGACGCATTCGCGTTAGTCACGCGCAGTGACCGTATCATCGCCGAGTTCGCTGCCGGAACCGTGTAGATAGTGGTCTCAGTGGATGCAGCGGGAATCAGAGATTGCCGTAAGTACTTGTCTGCCATAAGTTATCCTTCATACCAAGCGCGTTTATTGCTGTTTTGCTGCGTGACTATCGGCGTGTAGGAAGCGTTTAATTGCAGCACAATCTGCTCCAGAGACCTTACAAGCTGGTCGAACTGCTGTGGGCTGTACTCGCCCTGAGCTGCGTTGGGTAAACGCACATTTGTGATTTTTGTCATCTCAAGCCATCCGGTTGTATGTCCACGCGAAGTGTCCCGTAGCGCCACCAAGCTCCTACGTCCGTGCTTGTGATCTTAATAGCGATCTGCCTGCCCCGTGCGCGGGTATCCACTTTCTCAGTAGTCGGCGTGATGACGTAAGGGTCCAACGAGCTTGGATTAGCCGTCGCCTGCGGGTAGGGGCGCAGCAAAAGATTGACCGTTAGGTTCTCTAGCTGGTCCTTGAAATCCGGTATGAATCGCTTCATATACAGCATGTCATCACCGTCGCCAATATCAAAATAACCCGACTCGATGACCGCTGCCACTGCAGTGCCATCGGCCTGGTTGTACCCGTCTTCTTGGCGATAGACCAGACTTCGTCCGGCGGTCAGGCCATATATAGTGGTCAGAGTGGCCGCTGTGCTGTCTTTGAGATATTCGGTAGCCGTAGGCTTCTCGAAAGTGTCCACATCCTGCCATGAGGTGCGTGCCAGTGAGCCTATTGACCAGACGCTTTCTAAGTAGTTGTAGGTCACATTCCGATCAACAAAGTCAGAGCCGGCACTGCAATAGAACCACGTTATCTCATTGTAATCGGTGTTGAGAGCTGCATAAACCTTATCTTCTTGAACCAAGTTGATGTCGCTGAACACATAGTCCTGCACCGTGCATTGTATTTTCTTGACCGTACCGTCGAAAGCATAAAACGCCTCCGGTCCCATCCAAAGCGCCAGGCCGTTCACATCCACTGCCGCATGCGGCCCTAGAGCACCGCAGTTGCTGCCTAATTGGCTAAAACCAAAGGTATAAGGAGGTCCGATATACTGCATTCCGTGAAGCGACGTGTCCGTGAAGATAAGTATCTGACCACGCGATCTGACCGCTGTCATGATCCGGTTGCCATCAGAGAGCTTCTGTCCGCCTGCCGTGTTGATAGCAGTCTCTACAAAATCGTTGATATTCTCTTGATCCGAAAAACGGACAAAAAGAGGGTCTTGTGTAGCCGGTGTTCCGACCGTTGTCTCCGTGCCAAAACAAACTAGATGCCTGTCAGGAGAGGATATTAGCGCAAAGGTGCTCTTGGTCGGGGCTCCTGAGACCGCTGTCGCTCTCTGATCTGTGCCGGAGGCTGGGTCCCAGTTATAAATTGCACCATTGACCGCCTGCATAATAAGCACTTGACCAAATTGATCAAACTTCCAGATGCGAGCAAAGATGGTCGGTTGAGTCACAACTGTTCGGGCAGTTCCCCACGTACCTGCACCCCAAGTTCCAGTTCCCCAGCCAAAGTCAAAAAAGCTTCGATCCGCGCCGACATTGATCTGATAAGCACCTACAATTGAGCCTCCGCCATTACCTGTGTCACTTCCATTAGCAGCAACAGGAGCAGTTAGGGTATAGGTTGAAGCGTTTAATACTTCTGTGATTTCCCACTCAGAGTTCAGAATGTCCGCAGTAATTACTCCACCTAAACTAACCGCGCCAGAGAAGGTGACAAAGTCTCCCGTTTCAGCACCGTGAGATGCATCGGTAACTGTGAGTAAAACGGAGCCATTAGTCGCTGCAAACGTGACATCTCCGGCAGCGGTAGTGGATCGTAAGGGGGTGATATCGGACCACGCTCCACCGACGGAGACATATATCTTGCGCTCAGTGCCGACAGCCAAATAAGGTGTGCCGGCGTTGTTGTTCCAAGAAAAGGTCTCGCTAGAAAAGCCGACTAAGTAGGAGGCAACACCATTAAAGTTAGTCCATCCACCTATTTTCTCAGGAAGACCAAACCGAAAACGGACGTTGTCGCCGTCCGTCCATCCGCCTTCTGCGCCGTATTCCGTGTTCTGTTTGTCCATGCCAGCTTTTAAGGCCAGTCGAAAATAAGCCATGCTTCTCTACCTTATTCGGAGTACTCGCCAGTCTCTATCATAGCAGCAAGCTCAACGGAACGGCCCTTTACTGTGCGGCTCCAATCGGAATCTAAGAATTCTTCTGCGGCAGTCTTGTAGTCTGCCGTTGCCATCGCATCCAAGGCTAAGACAAATTTCCGCAGTCTTGTTGCGCCGAGGTTAAAACTAATGTCGATCATAGCATCTTTTCGCACGTCATCCAGATCACTAAACCAGACGTATTCTGTACTCAATTCCTTAATTACCCGCGCTATATCGCCTTCCAGCAGGAAGTCCACTTCTTCCTTAGAGAGTCCTAGACCCCCGTTAACATCCACATTCCTACCAATTCCGATTGTCCAGTGTCCTGCCGAGCATTTGTAAAGAACGTGACGGCCATTAGTAACAACCTCACCCTCATGCCTTTTGAGCATTTCGATTAAGTCTTCCATGCCTACTTCTCCCTGCTAACGCCCTTAGTTTTCTCAAAGGTACGCATAGCGCCTAGGCCCAGCATTCCCATAAGTACCGGCATCATCTCTGATAAGGCTATCATAGGAACCAACACACCACTCTCAGTTAGCTCTAAAGCCATGTTTACGAAGGGTATAATGAGGAAGTTACCTGCCATGCCGAGCGCACAAATCCACCCAATGGCCGGTCGCCAACCCGCCACAAACATGTTGTGGTGAGCAGCTTCGACCTTGTTGACCTCGATCTGGGCCATGACCTGTTCTTGCGAGTGCCTCTCGGCCATAGTCGCAATCTCGTGCGATAGCTTCTCACGCAGGTCTTTGTCTGGGATTACTTTATCCAGCAGCGAGGAAATTGGGCCAATAAGCGATGTAAGCGCAGAAATCATGGCTAAAGAACAGCCAAGATTACAATACCAATTGTAATAATGACGGTTATAGCTCCAAGTGCTGAATAACTGATTCTATCTAACCGCCGATACACCATACCGCCAATTTTAGCTAACAGGTTTTCAATTCTTAAAAGTAATTCCATCTTAATTTACCTCATTGCTTATGGGCTAGACAACTGCCCAAAGCACAGCGCCGATCACTAGAAGTACGATAACTCCACCAATGTGGTGATGTTTACTTGTCTGTATTAGCCGCCATACTGGCCCACCGATTTTAGCTAGTAACTTTTTAATCATCTCAACCACCTTTATTCCGCATCGTGTTCATTAAAATGCTTTTGAATTAGTGCTTCAACTGCCTCTAAATCACGCTGCAAATATTCTATCCGTAAGTCTTGTCTAGCGTCATCCGGTAGCGCACCAAGCTCCCCACGAGGCCATTTGATGCGAAATTCTTCGTTCAGAAGAACGGAAGACTGGATTCTAATGTTGTCGAGCTGGAGCTGCGCTATCTCCGATGTCAGCGTGAAATACACGCCCGCAATGGAGATAAATCCAGCAAGCAAACCAATTAAGGTTTTTAAATCCAGTTGAAACTGAGTATTCTGCTGCACTTCTAATGGCTCCGACACAGCTCACCTCACTGTTTATCTGTGAAATTGAAGTATGCGCCCGCCATGAGTGCTGCAAGGAACAACGTAGTTAACGCCTGGACAATCGTTTTACCCACTGTACGCTTTGCAGAACGGAAGGAATCGAGCAAATTTCTCAACTCTTTTACATCAGAATTGGCATCATCGTCAGACAAGCCCACGGCGGCAAGAGCCGTTTTAGCCCCCGCTGCCGCAGCGCGTTCGATCATCGCTTCCATCTCTGCATCGTTCATTAGGCAGCGTTCAGCGCGTCAATTTGCGCTTGCAACCTAGCTATCTCGGCAACCTTGGGATCAACCCAATCAGCCACTTCAGTCCAGTCTGAACCGTCAAACGTGTAGCGGTTTCCCTGCCAGTCAGCCGGAGCAGTCACGCCAGTGTGCAAAGTTGCATTGCCAGAGTGCATATCGCCAATGTAGAAATCAGGATCAGCGTCATCGCCAACTGTGATCTTATCTGCGCCCATTGTGACGTTTTTCGCATCATCAAAGATGTAAGGCGAACGCCCTGTTTCGTTAAAAGTAAGTGTCTTACTCATTATGAATCTCCGTTCAAAAGTAGTGATGTTGTTGATATTGCTAATCCTGCGCTAACGCTCGGACTTCCTGCTGAAGTGCTGTATCCACCTGTAGTGGTAACGTAGTATTTAGAGCCAGTGGCTAAGCCAGTACCTAAAGTTCCAACTATAGCTGTGCCATGATCCGAAGACCCGCCATCGGCATATGCAAATACGCTTCTCTGTACGTCAGGGTCGTAACTGACCACAGCATAGCCAGTGTTGTTAGTGGTTAATGTTGTAGCCGTCCCAAAGCTAATAGAAGTGCCTGAGACTGTACCCGTATTAGCATATAAGGTGTTGGCAGTGGTGTCCTCATATACAAGGACTACTTTGTCTTGTGCCGTGTCGTAAGCAATCGGATTTGAATTTGTAAGGCCATTAGCAACGTCACTCGCTGCGAAAGTAGCCAAGGCTCCAAAACTTATCCCTGTACCGGAAACAGTGCCGACAACACCCTTACCCACTCCTACCGTAATAAACGCTATTACTACTTTTTGTGAATCGGGATCATATACGGCATTGTTGCCACTAGAGTCAGCGGAGTTATAAACCACTTCTGTCCCAAAAGAAATGCTTGTACCGGAAACAGTGCCGACTATAGCCGTCCCATTACCCCCATTTTTTTGGTAAGTAATAACAGTCCTATTGGCGTTTGCATCGTAGGCTACGCCAAATTGACTGTTATAAATATCGTTCTTGAAAATAACTTCCGTGCCAAAGCTAATTGAAGTGCCTGAGACGGTTCCTACAATAGCGTGACCTTTATTAGTGGTTGAATCCACATTATAAACCACTACTACTTTCTGGGCAGTAGAGTCGTAGGTGACAACCGGAGGGCCACCCGTTTCAGACGCTCTGAATACAACCGGAGTACCGAAGCTAATCGAAGTACCCGACACAGTGCCTACTACTGCCGTACCCTGCTGACTTGCATCAGCGTCCTCGTACACTATTACTATTTTTCCTGAATTAGTGTCAAAAGTTGCAGACATCTGATTGGTTGAGCCTGAGTCAAAAACTACGGCTGTTCCATAAGAAATTGTTGTTCCGCTAACTGTCCCGACAATAGCCGTTCCTGCGCCACCGTTGCCGTTGTCTCTATAGCAGATAACTGTTTTGTCGTTTGTAGAATCATAAGTTGAGGCGGTGTAAAAAGTAGTTGCCGTCTCATAGACAACGGGAGTGCCTAAAGAAAAATAAGGGTCTAACGAAACGCCTGTAGCCGTACCGCCCTGCACAACAATCGTACCAGTAGCCGAACTGGATATGGCTGCGTCTGCGATGCCTACAAAGTTTGTTGTGGTGAGGTTAGGGGCGCTAACTGCAATACGCGAAAGATAAGTATTTGTGTCGTACCCTGCGGCGGGCGTTTCCCCGTTACAAGTAATGAAACTTCCTGCATCTTGAGGATTGAAAGACATTCGAGGTGAAGTAGCAACAGGAGAATCACCTGTATCAATTACGGAAGAAGTACCCCACGTGAGTGTCGTTCCGCTAACGGAAAAAGCCGCAGCTCTAGCCCCATAAG